CCCTATCACTAACGGTGCTGGCGGTAAGAAAGAACTTGCTGGTGTAACTGTTTCTGGTCAAGCTCGTTCTGACTTTGGTCTTTCATATCGTACTGGTATCGGTAACGATACTGAAGGTTTGGACCATGGTTACATTCTTCACCTTGTTTACTCAGCATCTGCTGGTGTATCAAGTAAAGAATACCAAACTGTAAATGAAAGCCCAGACGCTCTTGAGTTCTCTTGGGACTTCGATACAGTACCAACACCAGTACCAGGTATGAAACCAACTGCACACGTTGAAATTAACAGCACTTTGGTTGACAAAGACAAACTTGCTGATCTTGAGAAGAAAATTTATGGTTCTGCTGATTCTGAACCAACTCTTCCAACACCAGAAGAAGTGTTTGCCACTCTCGGTCTTGTCGCTGGGTAATTAGAATTTAATGACGTGGGATAGGGGTTGGACAACTGAGGTTCGTGTTGGCGTCAAAAAATTCAAAATGAAATATAAATCTACATTAAAGGAGTATAGAGATGATTTCTAAAACAGTAACTTATAACAACTTACTCACTGGGGAACCAGTAACAGAGGAACTTTGGTTCCACTTACGTAAAGACGAAATTATTCGTATCATGGGTCGTGCTAAAAAGGATTGGGACGACTATATCAAAGAAATTATGAGCCGTGAAGACGTTGATGAGATCTTCGACTTTGTTGAATCTATTCTTAAGATGGCTTACGGTGAACGTTCCGAAGATGGTCGTACTTTCCGTAAAGACAAGAAACTTCAAGAAGACTTTGCTAACTCTGAAGCATACTCTGAACTATTCATTGATATGATTACAGACGCAGTATCTGCAGACGGCAAAGAAACTTCTAAGTTCTTTAGTGCCCTTGTAGGTGATCCAAACAAAGGAACTGTTCCGGAATCAGTTTCTAAACTCAAGAAATAAGATAATTGAGGGGTAAATTTACACCCCTCTTTTATTTTTATTTGATAGCGAGGTATATATGTTAGTTATTGATACACCCGATCGGGAATACTATAATGAGGACACGTATCAATTCATAACTATACCAGGTCGCCGTTTACATTTCGAGCATAGTTTAAAAACTGTTGCGGAGTGGGAGACATTATATCGCAAGCCTTTTTTAACTCGAGAGGAAAAGACCACTGCTGAGCTCTTTGACTATTTCTTATTAATGTGTCAAGAGGATATAAGCTACTCGGATTTAACACCAGATGTAATTGAACAGGTTTCAATGTATCTAGAGGATAAACCAACAGCTACAGTTATCAATCCAGTGGAGAAACCAAGTAATAATGGAATGGTTATGACGTCAGAGGTTATATATGCTTATATGGCCAATGCGAGGGTTCCATTCGAATGCGATACTTGGAACATTCATAGACTCTTAACTCTTTTAGGTGTCATCGGTGAATTCAACGCACCTAAGAAGAAGAAGTCTACGAGTCAAATATTGGATGACTATGATCGTATTAACAATGAACGGCAAGAGAAAATTCGTAAGATGCGAGAGGAGCGTGAACGAAATGCGAATAAAGGTGCAGACAATTAAGAAGAAAACTGGGTTGTCTACAATGGCTAAGAAATCCGAAAACATGGATTCAGTTCGACATGCTTTACAATCTCGTGGACGGAGTGGATTGAGCCGGCTGATTTCTGCTACTCCTAAACGATCAGGGTCAACAGCTTCTTCTTGGGGTATGGAGGTTGAAAAATCTCAAAATGGTTTAAGTTTATACTATTCCAACTCTAAGAAGATCAAAGATGGCACCCCTCTTGTTGTACTTATTGTTAACGGCCACGGTACTGGTACTGGTGGATATGTTCCTGCTAATAACTTTGTTACTCCTATTGTAGATTCTATTGCAGATGAGATATTGAGGGAGGTGGAAAAAGTAATTGAGTAGACAAATAATTGAAGAACGTCTTATTAAGCTCGGTATTGATAATGAACAGTTCAAGACAGGTCTTAAAGAGTCCTTATCGTCTCTTGAAGACCTAGATAAATCCCTTGCAAAAGTTGATGGTAAATCTAGCTTTGCAAATACCGAGAAAGCCACTAAATCCCTAGGTCGCTCCCTTACCGAACTGATGGGCTCTGCCCCTAAACTAGGGGATGTTTACATGGGCGCATTTAATAAAATCGGATCTGCTTTTGGTAGTGCGACAGGAAGTCTTGGTAAATTTGCGTCTAGTATACTAAACTTCGTTTCACCTATAACACTAGGTGGGGGTAAAGCTTCGGACGCAATCTCTAAGATCGGAACTGCTACAACACAATCAAGCGGTAAGTTTGGGATGTTACAATCTGTAGCATCTATCGCATTCGGTAATATTGCCGCTACGGCTGCTTTAACTGGTCTGAAAATTGCTAAGGACTTTGGGGGGAAAATCCTACATACCATTGCTCCTCTTAAAGCAGGTTTCGGTCAGTTTGAAGACAAGGTTAACTCAGTAAACATGTTGGTTGCGGCATTGGGTAAATCTGAAATGGGTCACATTACTGGATCCCTTGATGAGTTGCAAAAGTATGCAGAAACAACCAAATACTCAGTTAAGCAAATGCACAACTCACTTGCTCAGTTCGTAAATGCCGGGGTGGGTCTAGATGATGCCACTACCGCATTGAAAGGTTGGGGTAACCTGGCCGCTTCTGCTGGTGCAAGTACAGATGGATTTAACCGCTCACTCCAATTCGGGGTACAACAAGCATTGCAAATGGGTATGATGAATACTCAGAACTGGATGTCTGTTGAAAATGCGGGTATGGCAACTAAACGGTTTAAAGATATCTTGGTTGAAACTGCTAAGGCTTTAGGACAAAACGTCGACTTGTCTGAAGGATTCCGGGGGTCTCTTAAAGACGGCTGGTTGACTAATGAAGTCTTAATTAAATCCCTTGAACAGCTCGCTAATGATGAAACTTTGAAGAAGATGGCTTCTGACTTCCACACCTTTGGTGAAGCGGCAGAGGCTGTTGCGGACCAAGTGACATCTGGCTGGGCTCGTGTATGGGAAACCTTATTTGGTCAAGCAGGTAGTGATGAGCTTACTGCGTTCTGGACTAAATGGGGTAATGCTGCGGCCAATGCTTTGAGCGCGACTTCTGAAAAGGCTAATGAGTTTGCGAAAGCATTTGTATCTTTAGGTGGACGAGATAAAATAATGGGTCTTATGGACTCAGTATTTGGATCTATCGGTGGTGTCTTTAAATCTATTGGTGGCGCTTTCACTCATGTATTTGGTGGAAACGTAAGTACTGTAGTTGGGCAAAAGCTAGTCGATATTATTGGAAAGCTTTCTGAGAAATTGAGACTAGGAAGCGCTGAACTTCATGCATTCCAACACATCTTTATCGCAGTCTTCCAAGGTCTTAAATGGATCGGTACTGAAGTAGGCGCTAAGATGAAACTCATCGCGACGCTTATTCCAAACCATATGATTAAGGACTTTATTCTGATCGTTGGTATGATAGCGAAAGCTCTATGGACAACTATTCGTGCGTTTGAAGTATTTATTAGTAAACTAATAAACTTTAGCAAGATTGGTAAGGTCTTTAGTTTCGTAGGAAACGCTATTAATAAGTTCTGGGATGCAGTACATAATGGCTTAGCCAACTTCTCTGAGAAGTGGTCTGCGGCATTTGATAAACTTCCGGGTATTGTCGGGAAAGTTATGGACTGGTTCAAGAAGCTATGGGAAGTAATCAAGGTTCTTACACCGGCTATTGGACACCTTAAGCAAGAATTGCATGGATTCTTCTCTAAGATTGCTAATCCATTTAAGACTTTAGGTCATGCCCTTGGCGATAACGGTAAGAAATTCAATGAGTGGTCATTCTGGGTAGGTAATGCTGTACAGCGATTCCCTATCTTCGGTAAAGCCCTAGGTAAATTCATTGTCGGATTCTCGCATTTCAATGATGCGACGGGACGTATGGACTCTTGGGCTGGTCAGTTTGGTCATAAACTAAGAACTCACCTTTCTGGTTTCTACAACAGTCTACGTAACAACTATAGACGGACTATTACAAGTCATAGAACATTCTGGAATAGCCTTAACGGGGCTATGGACCAAGTTCTTAATCGTCAGATTACAACCTGGAAGCAGTTCCGTGAAGCTGTTAAATGGGAATACTTGATTCCGCCTGGCATTCGCGACATGTTTAAGAACTTTAAGTTCTCTATGCCTGATATGTCAGGACTTAAGAAAGGTTTCGCGGCCTTTGCGTCTAATCCATTTGGAGCGATCAAGAACGGCACCCAAGGACTTTCAAAATGGTTAGAAAACTCTACATTTTCTCTTAAGGCCTTTGGTGATATTGTTCGTAAACACTGGCCTACTCTTGGAGAGTACGCTGATAAATTAGACAAAGTAAAATTCTCATTGTCTTTCCTTAAACCAGTCGTAGACAGTGTCGGTAAGGCATTCGAATGGTTTAATTCTAAGATCTCGAAGATTAGCTTTGGTAAGATTAACTTCGGTGGTGCTGGTAAAGTCTTTAGTGACGCCGGTAAAGCACTTACTGCGAACTTCTCTGAAGGTATTGTTCCTGGTATCGTTAAATCTATTGACGGATTCCGTAAGTGGGTTGGCGAGCTAGGTGCTGTTAAATCTATCTTTGGTGGTCTAGGATTAGGCGCAGGAGTTATTGGAGAAGCATTTAATACCATTCGTAAAGAAATGGGTAAATCTAAGATTGACTTCAGTAACTTCAAGACAACCTTAGAAACATTTAAAGGCTGGTTCCATGGTTTCTGGCACGGCTTAGCTAATGTCGTATCAGGTGATACTTTCTCTAAAATTGGGGCAGGTATCAAGAATGGATTTAGCTCGGCTATGAGCTGGATCTCTAGTACATTCGGTCCATGGTTTAAAGGCTTCTTCTCAAGCTTACCATCTAGTGTACAATATACCTTAACTGGACTATGGGGTCTAATTAAACAATTCGCTTCATCAATCGAATCAAGCTTTAAAGACACCAACTTCTCATTTAAGAACTTTGGAGAGGTTGTCGATTCTGTAAGTAAGGGTGTTAAGAAAGCCCTTGAAGAGATTGGGAAAGTCCTTAAGAAGATCTGGGAAGGCTTTAAAGATCTATTTAAGGTTACTGGTGTATCTGCTGATGAACTTACAGAGGCTGACTTCGGAGATCGTAAGATGAAAGAAGCCGAAGCCGGAATGAATCGTTTGGGTGATAGTGTAGATCGTGTCCATGAAAAGAGTAAAGGCGTCTTTGCAAGTATCGGTGACATGGCCAAACTTCTTGGTGAGACATTCAGTGCAGTATTAGCACCTTTTAACAAGGCAGATTCTGCGGCAGTTGGTAAGATCCTTACTTTAGCCGCGGCGATTATTGTGCTTTGGAATACTCGTAAGAAGGTACTCGGCATTAAAGACATGTTCCGTGAATTCGGTAAAGGTCTGTTTGAGGGGGCTAACTCCGTAACAGGATCTCTTACGAATATGTTTAAAGCTATTACTGGTAGCTTTAAAGCTAAAGCTAAATTCCAAAACATTAAATCTTTTGCATTAGCTATTGCAACCTTGACTGGTTCATTGTTGGTTCTATCCATGATCCCTGCTGATAAACTTCAACGGGGTGTCCTTGGACTGGTAGCAGTTCTTGGTGCATTTGAGGTATTCTACTTGTCGCTTTCCATGACAACTAAGAAATTCGATCCAAGCAAGGTGCAAAGTGCAAAAGATATGATGCTTGGTATGCTTGGTGTAGCAGGGTCTATTCTTATGATTTCGGGCTCTGTTATGTTGCTAGGTCGCCTGGACGGGGAGTCTCTTAAGAAAGGACTTCTTTCTGCAGGGGCAATCCTTGTAGCAATGGGTGGCTTGATGGCTATAATGGCCCATATGCAACGAAATGCTAAAGGGTTTGATGGTGGATCTGCTAAAATCTCTATTGGTATTCTGACCTTTATTGGTTTGGCTTATTCAATTAAGAAAGTCGCCAAGGTAGTTAAAGATATCGGAGCTTTGGATGCAGATTCTCTTAAGAAAGGTCTTGCTTCTATAGGCGTTATCATGTTAGGTATAATGGGGGTTCTTTATATGGCTAAGAACCTTAAGGATGTTAAGACCTCATCAGTTCTTACATTCATTACCATGGCTAAAGCTGTTGCTGGAATCTCTAAAGCAGTAAGCGAACTTGGGTCTCTTGACACCGAAGTTCTTAAGAAAGGCGGAGCAGCCGTTACTATTATGCTCGCCGTTATCGGTGGTATTGCATTAGCATTTAGTAAACTGGATAACACCAAACAATCCTTTACTAAAAATGCGCTTGTTATGTTCGGTGGTATTGCCGGAATGCTATATATGATGCGTAGCTTAGCGCAGAATATTGGATCTATGAAGAACCCGGATGCTATTGTCCAAGCACTTGGTGCTATGGCTGTTGTGACAGCAGCATTCGGTGCTTTAGCTATGGTTCTTCAAAAGAACAACATTGCAGATAAAGGGATAAACGAAGGTATCAAGAACCTAGCGGTACTTTCAGGATCTGTTCTAGTTGCTTCTGCTGGTCTTCTTCTTCTAAGTAAGATGGAAGGTAGCTTCCTTAAAACTGTCGGTGCCTGTCTTGCTCTGGTTGGTGTGGTATATGCGTTCGTTAAAATCGGACAAGCCGCACAAAATATCAAGAAAGAAGGTATTATTGGTCTCGGCGCTACAGTTGTTGCTTTGATGGCTTCGGTATTTGCACTTAAAGAGTTAACTACTATACCTGTGGACCATATTCTAGCTCAGGCATTAACTTTGGTTGGTGTTGTTGGTGCAATCGCGACTATTGGTGGTTTGCTTGGTAAGTTTGGAGGCTTTGAAGCAATCGCGGGCCTTATGGCACTTGGTACCTCTATTCTTATGATCGGTGGTGCTATTGGTATTGCATCTGCCGGTATTGGTTACTTCCTACAAGGTATTGCCTCTATTATAGATGCTATTACTCGACTTATTGATACTGTATCAAGACTTGGTAAAGAAGGTGGCGAAAACTTCCGTAAGTTCTTTGCTGAGGCATCTAAGTCATCTGGTGATATCGCTGAAGTTGTCGCCGGTATGGCCGAAGGTATTGTCGTTGGTCTGGTTCGTGGTGTTAGTGGTAATATTGGTAAGTTTATTGAAATTGGCGTTGAGCTTGTAAAAGGTATTATTATTGGTATTGGTAATGCCGCTGTTGATATAGCTGGCGCCCTTGTTGATATGCTTTCTGCTGCTGTTGATATGGTTATTGGAGCAATTCCTAGATTTATTACTAGAATTCTTGACTCTGTGTTATTAGGTTTCCAACAGATCGCACAATGGATACGTAATAATGGTAATCTTATTGCTGTTTCTGTGACAGATGTACTTGCGTCTATATTCTCACTACTTATAGAGATTGTAACCTCGATGTTGTCTTTTATTCTTGATGCCTTTGGGCAAATACCTGGTATTGGGAAATATTTTGAAAAAGCTAAAGAAAGTTTACAAAGCGGCGCTCAAGGATTTGAAAAATGGTTGCACGAACGTGTTGACGGTATTAAGACCTATGCTGAACTTGCTGCTAAAGGCGGTGTTGATGCTGCAATTAAGCAGTTGGATAGGCTAGGTACCGCTGAAGTCCAAGGCGCTA